GCGGCGGGGTCTTTGCGATTATTGGGCGGGAAAGGCGGTTTAGGGCTTGGTGTGGGTGATGCGTTAAGCAAGGGGGCGGGAGTGACCGGTGCGGCAGGTGGCACTGCAGCTGCGGCGAGTACGACAAAAATGGGACGTCTTGCTAAGTTTGGGCGAGGCGGTTTGCCGTTGCTGGTGTTCGGTGCAATGCTGGAAGGCTCGGAAAATTATGCACCTTACATGGCACAGCAAGAAGAACAACGGGAAGCTTTTGACGCACAACACAAAGACGCAAAACAACAATTCTATGCGTCGGCTTATCCGAATAAATCAGCGTTTCAATATGCGCCGCCCATGCCGAAACCTGAAAAATCGGTGTGGTCTTTAGCAAGTGGAGGCTATGCACTTGGTGACGCCGCAAAGCGTAAAGAGATTACAGACGAACGCTTAAAGCGAGGCACATTAACACAAGAGGAATATAACCGCCGTGTGCAAGTGCCGGACTACAAAGCTGAATTTCAGCAGTTGGGCTCGACTATCAGCGAAGGCATGAAACAAGCAGTGGAAAGTCAAAATTTCACCATTCAAAATCAAATTCGCGTGGACTTAGACGGTCGGACGATTGCTGAAAGCACGTCCGAAAACCAATATCGAGAACTAAAACGAGGGTAACTATGAAAGGTTGGACAATGCCAATCCAGCAGGCATCTTATCGCGGTGTGCGGTTTGATGTGGTAAGTGTGGATGATAACCTAGAGCGCGCCACCATTACGCATGCGTATCCGTTTGTGAATGGCGGCGACATTGAAGATTTAGGTTTAAATCCGCTCACCATCCAATTGCAAGCGGTGTTTTATGGTGAGGGATATTACACCGATTTTAAACGCTTTTTATCCGCCCTGGAAAAACAAGGTGCGGCGGTGTTGGTACATCCGATTCGCGGGCGGTTGCAAAATATGCTTTGCACCTCTGCTTATTTCCACCATGAAGCGGATTTTGTGGACTATGTGACAGTTAGTCTTAGCTTTCAAGAGGCTACACCAGCAAAACCGATCTTTCTGTTTAATTTTTCTGTTCTTGGGCTGATTGATGAGCTATTAACCAAGCTCGAAGACTTGGTAGATGATGTATTAGAGCTGTATGGATTCTTTATGGAGGGGATTTCTTTCGCAGCTAATGTCAAATCACGTTTATTAGGCTCGTTTGGCGCGCTTTACGGCTGTTTTGAGCAGGTGCGCGATATGTTTGACATGGACAAAAAAAAGCATGCTATCTCAGTAAATACACCGACGTCTAAAGAGGCATTTAAACAACAAGGCGGAAATGCGGTGCGTGAGATGGCGAGCATGATTCGAGATGGCTTAACGGCCATTGCCAACCGTGACGACTTAACCGTGCGTGCGAAATTTGATGAAGTTACCCGCACCGTGAAAAGTCTGCTTGAAATCGCACCAAATTTAAGCAATGGCAAAAACAGCAAATCAAACACCCTGAAATCATTAACCTCATCTTTGACTGCGCAAGATACCAAAGAAATTTTCTGTGCCGTGCAGTTGTTGGCGACGGCGACTGTGTTGAAAATCGCTACGCAGTTTATTGAGGACGATTCCTTGGTTCCGTCCGAAATTGATTACATTGTGACGGAATCGCGCTTGCAAGCCTTGGCAGCGTTGAATACCGTGCGTGCGTTAGTGCAAGCGGAGCAAAACGCGATGACATTACATTACGTTAAAGATGATTTTGGCTTGATGTCATTAAGTGCGAAAAAACAAACAGGCGCAAGACAACTGCAGACACCAAATACGGGGCTTTATACTCAGGCTTACAACACGGCAGAAAAACTGCGTCAACAAAGCCACAAATTGACCCAGCTTGCGTTGGCAGCAATTAATCGTAAACCGCCTTTAATTATTCGCACAGCGGAATTTGATAGCACAATCCAGCAGGTAGCGCATGCTTTTTATGGCGACTACACGCGCGCTGGTGAGCTGTTGCGGCTGAATCCGCACATTCGTTATCCGAATTTTATTTCACGCGGTGAGGTACTCAATGGCTACGCAAAATAACGGCTATCCGTTTAACAATGAGATTGTGGTTGAGATTGACGGCAAACAGCACAAAAATTGGAAAAGCTACGACATTGACAGTGATTTCTTAATTCCTGCCGACGCGTTTAATTTAAGCGTTGGTGTACCATCAGACAATACCGTGCTGGCGGATTATTCCGGTAAAACGGCAAAAGTACTGATTAACGGCGAGCTCGTACTAACAGGCATTGTTGACACTACTCAACATTCTATCTCAAAAACCGACCGCACTTTTAGCTTAAATGGGCGCGACAAAGCGTCTATTTTGGTGGATTGCTCCGCACCGATAACTAATGTCAAAGGCTTGACGGTGTTAGATGCGATTAAAAAAATTGTGGAGCCGCTAGGCATTAAAAATGTCGAATTGCGTGCCGAATCTAATCCAACGTTAGATAAAGTTGACATCGACATCGGCGAAACCGCTTGGAATGCACTAATTCACTGCGCCAATTCGGCGGGGTTACATGCATGGTTTGACCCTGCCGGCACGCTGATTGTCGGAGGTGCGGATTATTCTTCGCCTCCAGTGGCGACGTTGTATTGTGCGAAAAACGGCAAACGAAACAATTTCACACAGGCAAGCCTGACCACCGATGTTTCCCAAAGCTTTTCAGAGATCACTTTTTTGGCGCAACGGCATGGGCGTAGCGGCGATAACAACAAGAACGATCTGAAATGGGTGTTTAAAGATGATGCCGTTGAGACCTACAAGCCGAAAACCGTGATTGTGCCGGATGTGGAAAACTTGGAAGCCCTGAAAAAATGGGCGAAAAAGTACATTGCGGACAGTATTTTAAACAGTTTTACTCTGACGATTACCGTACCTGACCACAAAACACAGGACGGAGTGTTATGGACGCCTGGGCAACGGGTGCACGTCATATGCGAGGAATACGACATTGACGCGATTTTCTTTTTGATGGGGCGCCGTTTTGCCTTAAGCCGACAAGGCGGCACAACCACGGAACTACGCTTAAAACAAGACGGTGTGTGGACGCCTGACGCTTATACAAATAAATCGAAAGAGGCACGTAAGCGAAAAGGTAAAAAAGGCAAGAAAAATAAAGGCAATTTGATTGTATTGGATGGAGATTAATATGCGCAGATTAGGACAGGCAATAAGACAACACACGGAAACAGCTTTGGGCGCAGTGCGCCAAGCCTTTCGAGGAAAATTGAATTTAGTCAAAAGCGCGGACAATATCCAAAAAGTTCAGGTGTCAGGGTTAGCAGACGAAACTTTGCAAGATGTGGAGTTGATGCAACAATTCGGCTTAACGTCTGTGCCGCCTGCGGGAACGCAAGTGGTGGTATTGCCAATGGGGGGCGAAACGACACATTCTATCGTTATCGCTACCGAAAATGGATCTTTTCGGGTTAAAAACTTGAAATCGGGCGAAACGGCAGTTTACGATGAAAGCGGAAGCACGATTATTTTAAAACAGGGTCGCTTAATTGAAATTGATTGTGATATATTAAAAATCACAGCCTCTACTAAAGTCGAAATTAGTAGCCCGGTTGTAGAGACAGACCATGTGTTTACTGCACAAGGGCAAATCAACGGAAATGGCGGCATGGCCGTTCAAGGCGGTTCTGGCGCGTCATTTACCGGTAACGTAACGCAAACAAAAGGTAGCTTTACTACTGATGGCGACGTTACTGCCAACGGTAAATCCCTTGTCAGCCACACCCACCGCGGGGATAGCGGTGGCGTAACCGGACAACCTCAATAATCCCAAATGAAAGGCGGTGTGGAACTCTCTCCCCGCCTTTTTCTTTCCGCTTTCTTTTACTCTGTCAGCATGGACAGAGAAATCAGCCCGCTTACCGGGGACTATACAAATTCGCATATCAGTACACTGCAAAATGCCGTGTATATCAGATTAACTACGCCATTAGGCTCGTGGTGGGCAAATGGGCGTGTAGGTTCTCTGCTCCATACTATTCAGCGAGAAAAGGATTTAAGCCATGTGGGCATGTTGGCACAACAATACGCCGAAGAGGCATTGCAACCGTTACTTGATGACAGGCGCGCAAGTGAAATTGTTGTTACTCACGAACAACCACACAACGGCAGGGTGATTCTTTCTATTTCTGTAACTGACAGCCGGGGCGAACAATACACTTTTAAACACCCCGTAAACGTCATTTAAAAGGTGTTTAAATCGTGTTTATCGTGCCAACTCTCGAAGAAATCCG